GGCTCATTTCGTCCAACGGCGAGGTGGCCGTGACGCAGATGGCTGACAGCGAACCCGTGCCCCAGTTGTTGGCCGGGGCCGGTACCGGCACCTACACGCTCATCCTGTGGGGGCCAGACTGATGGACTCCGGCCGGCTCCGAGAGCGTGTGACGGTGCAGCAGGCAACGGACAGCCGCACGCCGATGGGCGAGGCTACGCAGACGTGGGGCACCTTCGCTGAGCGTTGGGCCAGCGTCGAGGGCATCTCGGCCCGGGAGTTCTTCCTGCAGGGTCAGCAGCAGACCGAGGCCAGCCACCGGGTGCGGATGCGGTATCTCACCGGACTCACGCAGCAGATGCGTCTGCAGTGGCGTGGCCGCACGCTGGAGATCGTCAGCATCCTCGAGCACGGCAACCGCACCGAGCACGAGCTGCTGTGCCAGGAGGCGATCTAGTGGCCTTCATCTCGATCACGGTGGACTCCACCGACCTGAAGCAAAAGACCGAGCAGCTGCGGAACCTGTTCGGGCAAGACGGCCGTGCCGGGCTTGCCGCAACGCTGGAGGCGGCCTTGGAGAAGGCCATCTGGCCGGCGTACCTGCGGCTGCGAGAAGTCACGCCCGTGGGCCCCACCGGCAATCTCAAGCGGGCTGCCCACTACAAAACGGTTAAGTACCCGAAGGACGGGGCGGCCGTGGGCCTGATCGGCTACCGGCAGTCTCAGAAAGAGCGTGGCACCGCCACCGCTGGCAGCGTGCGGATTGGCAAGGAGCGTGGCTTTCACCAGTGGTGGCTGGAGTTCGGCACTAAGGAGCGGGAAGTCACCAAGCTCTCGGACAAGCCCTACCAGCGAAAGTCGCACACCCGCCGCATGAAGTCTGGCAAGGTGGCCACCGTCAGTGCCCACCAAGTGAAGGGCCAGGGGGCCGTCATCGCATCGAGCCTGGCCGCCCGTGGACCGTTCGACATCTACCCCGACGGCAGCAAGTCTCAGCCCTACGCCTTCTTCATGAAGGGCAAGAAGGGCCAGGGGGCAATCCGCCTGCCGGGAGTTCGGCCAGGTGGTGTGGCCGGCCGCCCGCCCGTGCAGACCGCCTACGAGCAGACCAAGAACCAAGTGGCCGAGATCCTGCGGCGTGAGCTCAGCATCTCGATAGAGGCCGCCATTTCCAAAATCACGCAGTCCAGCACCGGCACCATCAGCGGCATCATCGGAGGGTAGCCACCATGCCACTCAAGTCACCTGAGCAGCTGCTGGCTAACGCCCTGGTGGCCGACCCCGCCGTGGCGGCTGTCGTGGGCCAGCGTGTCTACCCCGTCGTGGCACCGGCCTCGGCGGATCTGCCGTTCATCACCTGGCGTCGCACGGGCATCCAGCGGACGCAGACGCTATCCGGCCCGATGGGAATGGGCGTCGTGCTGCTGTCGGTGGACGTGTACGCCGAGACGTACGGCGAGGCCCGGGACATCGCCGACCGATGCCGATCGGTTCTGGATGGGTACGGGACCGCTGTGGAAAACTACGTGAGCGTCAGGAACGTGTCTCTGGACACGGAATCGGACGGCGTGGTGCAGCTGGCGGGAGGCGACTTGCCGCCGATTCTCACGGTCAACCAACAGTATTCGATCCTCTGGCAGGAGATTTGAACGATGTCTTTCGAGACGCCGCATGATGGTGCAGGTACGGTGGTGACGTGGCCCACGACCAACACGGTCTACACCGTCACGAACGTCGTCATCTCTGCCACCGATCCGACTGCGGAGGACGAGAAGATCAACGTGGCCCATCTGGGCCAGACAGCTGGCGAAACGGCCAAGACTCTCGACCTGCCGCTGGCCGGCTCGGCGTCTGGCGACACCGGGCAAACCGTGCAGTTTGACTACGTTGGGAAGACGCTGATTGCAGACCGATCGACGGGCACGATCAAGATCGTCGTGGGTGGTTCCGAGCTGCTCGCCCGTGCTGGAACTGTCCAGAGTTCCACGCTGACGCTGGCGACGCAGGACGCTATCCGAGGCCAGGTGACGTTCCGCATTGCCCGTTCGTAGTCCATGACGGAGCCCCGTCATGGCTACATACGCAGCGGGCGTCACGGCGACGTGGGACGGCGTGTCATTCGGTGAAGTCACCGAGTTGCGCGTGACTCACGGCGGCTCGCTGCCGCTGGCTCGTGCGAGTACGTGGACGCTTGACGTTGGCACTATAGAGATATCGTGCCTGACGACTGCGAACATCTCGACGGCCAAGTACGCCAAGCGTGCTGCGGTTTCGATTGCGGGCGGTGGCCTTGCCTACTCTGGCACCGCCGTGCTCGAGAAGTTCACGCTCCAGGGCATTGCCAATGACGTGGCACGGTACACCGTCACGTTAAGGATCCAACCCTAGGAGATGCCATGGCTCTGACTGTTCAAGAACTCGCCGCCCAGATTCTCGCCTCGGACGATCTGTCCGTTCTCAAGGTGACGGTGAAGGAGTGGAAGGACGCCAGCGGTAAGCCGCTGGTGCTCGGCATCCGTGTGATGACCGTCGAGGAGCGGGACTCCTACGAAAAGGAGTGGATCGGCAACAAGGAGCGGGGCATCGACAACTTCCGAACGAAGTACCTGGCCCGCTGCCTGTGCCACCCCGAGAGTGGCGAGCGGCTCTTCGACGAGCAGGGCATCGAGCAGCTGGCGAAGAAGTCGTCGGCCGTCGTGTCGAAGCTCTTCGAGCGGGCCATGAAGCACAACAACATGACCGAGAGCGACGTGGAGGAACTCGCAAAAAACTGAAGACCCGGCCGATGCGGAGGTTTCTTTTCCGCCTCGCCGGGCACCTAGGCATGACGGTGCGGGAGTTGTCTCGCCGCATGGATTCGCAAGAGCTCAGTGAGTGGGTGGCGTTCACACGCTACTACCACGCTCTGCCGGATCCATGGCAGCAGACGGGCCTGCTCACGAGTGCCGTGCTCGCGCCGTACAGCGAGAAAGGAAAAGCACCGAAGGCGTCCGATTTCGTTCCTACCGAGAAGCCACCGCAGACATCAGAGGAGATGGCCCGAGAGCTCGCAAAGCTCGCTGGCATCTTTGAACAGTAGCAGCAGTTATGGCCAACATCCTCTCACTTGCGATGAAGGTTTCCGCCGACGCCTCGGGCGTGGTGAAGAACCTCACGCCGGCCGAGCGGGCGCTTGAGAAGCTGGGGCAGCAGGCCGACAAGACTACGGCCGTGTTTGACAAGTTCGCCAAGGACAGCCAGGCGGCGGCGACGGCTCAGGCTTCTCTGAATCAGCGATTCGAGGAACTGTCGCAGCAACTCGCCGGCGGGCTAAACGCCGCCGAGTACGCCAAGCAGTTCGAGGCTCTGCAGCAGGAGGTGCGTCAGACTGCCGACGCCTTCGAGGAAGGTGTGCGAGTCACCAGAGAACTCCGCACAGAGCAAGAGATTCACGCCGAGCGGATTGCCCGGCTCAACGAACTGGTGCGTGTTGGTGCGATCAGCAGCGAGACGTACGCCCGTGGCGTCGCCCAGGCGGATGCGGCCTTGGCTCGGGCCAGTAAATCCGCAGACACGCTTGCAGACGAAGTGCAGCGGGCATCAGTGCAGGGGCTCAAGTTCAACGAGATCAGCGGCATCTTCGCCGCCTTGCCCGGCCCGCTTGGCAACATCGCCGGCCGGCTGTCTGGCATCTCCAGTGCCGCCCAGGGATTGCAGCGGGTTTTCACCGGGGACATCTACGCCAACCTCGCCTCGCTCGGCACGGCGGCTGCGTCCGTCATCACGCCGTTTACTGCCGCCGCTGCTGCCGCCGCTGCGTTCGGGGCCGCTGCCGTGGCAGTGGGCAGAAACCTGCTGACGCTTGAGGCCGAAGTGGAGCGGCTGACGCAGTTGGCATCCCGGCTCGGCGTGTCGTTCGACTTCATCCAAGTGCTGCAGGTGGCCGCCGTGAAGACGGGCACCAGCGTTGACGAGTTGGGCAGTTCGTTCAATCGTTTCCTGAAGTCGGTGAATGATGCCCGCACCGGATCGAATGCCGCCGTGTCGGCGTTCGGCGACCTGGGCATCTCTGTCGATCAGGTGCGTTCCGCCACGCCAGAGCAGCTGTTCACGGACGTGGCCGCTGCACTGCTGCAGATTGATGATCCGGCCCGCCGTGCTGCGGTTGCTCTTCAGTTGTTCGGTAAGGCCGGGCTTGAACTGCTGCCGGTGTTTGACGAACTGGCGACGGCACGCGAAGAGCTCGAGCGGCTCGGTGCCGCAATCTCTGACAGGCAGCGAGAGCAGATCGCCCGGTTCGGCGACGAGCTCGACAGGGCGTCGATCGCTGCCAAGGGCTTCGCCGATCAGTCGTCCGCTGCGTTTGCTGACAGTGCGGCCAACGTAACGCTGGCGTTCACGGAGATCACTGCATCGGTCAACAGGTTCTCTCAGGAGAATCAGACGGCGTCGCAGGCACTCGCCACGTCCATCGTCGATCTGATACCGCTGGTTGGCCAGCTGAACCTGCTTGGCAGGACGCTGCGTCTGTTTGGCGAGGAGGCGGATGGCTCTGCCGGCGGCGTGTCGCAGATCGCTGACTCGCTTGAGCAATCGCAGGCCGAGGCCGATGCGTTGCAGAAGTCTCTCGACCGAGTGCGACAGAGCGTGAGCGACGCCATCGACGAGTCGGCCGCCTTTGGGCAGGCCGGGTTTGACGCCGCCTTGCAGTATCAGGAGTCGATCCGAGAACTGCAGGCACAGCTGGACGACGGGCTGATCAACGAAGAAACCTTTCGGCGTGCTGCCGCTCGTGCTGGCGATGCGTTCCGAGACGAGATCGACCGCCTGGAGAACGACGCCAAGATCGAACTGCAGATTGAGGCGGATGCCCAGGCCACCGTCGCCGGTCTGCGGGCCGAGATATCGCAGGCGATCAACGACGCCGCCCAGTTCGGGCAAGCAGGATTTGACGCAGCACTGCAGTTCCAGAACAAGCTCGAAGAACTGCGGCAGCAGTTCGAGGCGGGCGTCATCAACGAAGAGACGCTGCGCCGTGGCGTGGCCGCTGCCAACGCTGAGTACGACGCACAGATCGGCAAGGTGAAGCAGCTGCAGGACGAGCAGCGGCGACTGATTGACGCCGACCGAGCCCGCATCGACGGGCTGCTGGAGGCCAACAGTGCGACCGTGAAGCTGGAGCAGGATCTGCTTGCCGTGCAGCGTGAGCAGGCCCGGGTGTCGGAGCAACTTGTCGCCGCCCGTGCGGCCGGCAATGCCGCCGACGCTGACGTTGCTGCCGCCCGCCAGGCAGAGCTTGACCAGTTGCAAAGCAAGCTCGAAGACCAGCAGCAGGCTTTGGAGCAGGGCTTCGGCCAGGGCTTTCAGGCTGCGTTCCAAGCGGTTGACGAAAACATCGACGGGCTGATTGCCAAGTCTGAGGAGTTTGGAAAAGCCGGGTTCAACGCTGCGCTTCGTCTGCAGGAAGGCATCGCCGCCGCACAAGAGAAGGCATCCGCCGGCATCCTCAACAAAGAGACGTTCGATGCCGAGGTGGCCCGGCAGCAGGAACTGTTTGAGATGGAGATCACGCACCTAGAGACCATTCGGGATAGAAAGAAGAAAGACGCAGACCAAGCGAAGCGGGATCAAGAAAAGGCACAGCAAGACGCCCTGCGGCTGCAGCAGAGGTACGCCGACCAGCAACGCCAAGCCGCCGAGGCCGCCGCTAACGAGCAGCGGCGTGTGCAGGAAGAAATCTTCAAGTACCAGCAGAAGGTGCTTGAAGAGCAGCAGAAGGCCGCCGAGGCCGAAGCCAAGCGACAGGAAGAGCGGCTCACCAAGCTGAACACGCTGGGCTCGCAGACCATCACGGGCAGCGACATCCGCACCGCTGAGGGTGCCGCCCTGGTGCTGAACCTGACGGCCAACGCTCAGGATCCCCGGCTCATTCAGGAGCGGCTGCAGACCAAGCTGCTCGAGCGGATCGCCACGGGCATCGGGCAGGCGGCGTCGAACTACTTCAACCAGCCGGTGGCCATTGTGGGCTACTCGTCATTCGGAGAGCCGACCTGATGGGCATTGCATCCGTCACCGAACTGGCACGCTCGTCTGACTTCACGCTCGGCACGCAGCCGGTAGCGACTCGCCGCTGGGCCGTGACGCTCACGGACAACACGCTGCAGAACACGCCGCTGACTGAGACGGACATCCTCAGCAACGTCGATATGGACCTGAGTGCGTTCGGCAACGTGCATCCGACGTGGTCCGCTCTCGGCCTGCGCAAGATCGTCATCAACGAGCGGTTCAACGACTCGCCGTACCACGTCGAGGTTGTGGCCGAGTACGGCAACGTGACGGCCAACGAACTGCTGGCACCGGCGTCTCGTGCTGCTGAGTGGTCTTTTGAGTCGCAGCCGAGCCAGGTGCCGGCTCTCTACTACTACCACGGCACGGGCAACGCCGACCTGCGGCCGCTGACCAACTCTGCCTACGACTACTTCGAGGGCATCACGACCTCCGAGGCCATGGTGCGGGCGACGATCCGCAAGAACTACACCGCCTTTCCGTCGTCGCAGATGCGCGCAACGAACACCGTCAACGACGGCGACTACTTCGGCGGTGCGGCGTATTCGTGGAAGTGTGAGGGCGTGAACTCCACCTTCACCATCGAGCTCTTCAACAACGCCACGTACTCGTACTGGGCCACGCAGATCGAGCTCATGTACCGCCAGACCGGCTGGGTGCTGCAGCTGCCCGACGTGGGCTGGAACTACTTGAGCGGCGGCCAGAAGCGACGGGCCATGGTGTTCGATTTTGAGAACGGCGAGTGGGTGGCGTCGGCCAACCCTGTCGGCCTGGACGGCAGCGGCAACCAGACGAGCGGCCAGCCGGAGGTTCTGCCCCGTCGGGTGAATCAGGTGGCCAACTTCACCACGCTCTTCGGCACGCCGCCGGTCTGACATGGCACGCAAAAGAGGCCCACTCGACGCCGTGCAGTTCACCAGGGAATCCGCAGAGCGGATTGCGGGCGTGGTGCGTCAGGCCGAGTTAACGCCCCCAGCGGCTTCGCCGCTGACGTTCGCCAAGCGGTTTGAAGAGCGAGCCCCCAAGCAGGTGCGGGCTGCGACGTTCTCGGGCTCGTGGCCCATTGGCGGCACGAAGGTCGTCACGTTCAAGTACGCACCGACGGCCACCGTCAACGCCTTCAACCTGTCATGGCCGATCACGCTCACGGGCTACGTCAACGAGGACTGCATCGTCGGGCGTGAAGGAACGAACTGGTGGCTGGTCGTGCCGAAGCTGGAGGCACGGACGGCTGTGTTCGTGACGCAGACGCAGCAGCGTACGTTCTGCTCCGAGACTGCATCGCAGGCCGTGGTAACTGATGTCAGCACATCCCCGGCGACCATTTCCTACCTGTCGGATGTCACCGTCACGGCGTCGCTCGATACGTCATCGTGTGAGATTACGGTGGGCGTGACAAAGACGACCGCGTCATCTGATGTCGTTGGCTCGGTCGATGTCTCCACGGCCAGCATCGCAGTCGTCTCTGGCACAGCGTCTGCCGTGTTCATTGCTGGCACGGCAACATCCACCTTCCTCCGCATACGGGTGCCGTGATGGTTTGCGTGTGCTGTGCGCCCTGCGAGTACTACCGAGACGGCGACCCGATTCTGTATGGGCCTGAGTACATATCCTATACCTACGACGACACCATTCCCCCTGCTCCAGACCTTTGCGATTGCAACTGTTACAGCGGATGCGACGCTCAGAACCAACCCGACTTCGGGCAGGTTTGCCCTGACCCAGACAACCCGTGTACCGAATCTTCTTGCTGCGGCGAGGAACTTGTTTGTTATGTGCGAAGCAGTGACTTCACCGTCTCCGGTGCGTGCCAGCCTCGGGCCACTGTCTTTCAGGGCGCACTGTTTGACGACCACGGCACCATTGAAGGACAAGACAGAACAGTCACGCTACCTGACCCGTGCGTGGTCAACACACCGTCAGAACCGCTGCCCACAAGGCCGCTTCCGCAGATGGAAACGCTGGTGCCTTTCGTGGTCGATAACGGCGACGGGACCGTGTACCTCAAACTGAACCTTGTTGTGAAGAATGGTGAGATATGCGGCCCGTACGGCGTTATCAGCATGACTGTGGCGTGGTTCTTTGAGTAACGACTTTCTTCAATCCATCCACTGCGTCTCTCGTGGTGCCTGCGGCACATGCCGCGCGGTGGCTCAATGGCGTGCCGCCGTCGGAGCACCGGAGGAGTGCCCGTACGGCATCACGCTGCACACCATCCCGCCGTTTGACCGTGACGCCTACATGCGGCACAGAAAGCAGCAGCAGCCGTCGCAGCAGTCGCAGCCATCGCTACTGCAGAAGGCCGGCAACTTCGCAGCCGCTGCCGCGCAGCACGTAGCCGCCGGAGCCCCCATGGCGAGCGAGGCCGAGGTCGAACGCCGCCACGCAATCTGCACGGCCTGCCCGCACTACGACGGCAAGGCGTGCGGCCTGTGCGGATGCCCGGTGGCCCGAGAGCGGAAGTGGCTGAGCAAGTTGTCGTGGGCTGACCAGCGATGCCCTGACGATCCGCCACGCTGGGGCCCGGTGGAAGGTTGACCGCTCGGCTACGGTAAGCAGCGAAAGGGCGACGCCGTGGCCGACGATCACGTCTTCACTTTGAACGGCGACGAGCGGTGGCTGCTGCGTTTCACCGACTTGAAGGGCCAGGCGTACGGCTACACCTACAGCCAGAAGTCAAAGCGGCCCAGGATCTTGATTCACAGCGGGCTAACGGGCCGGCACAAGCTCACGATTCTGACGCACGAACTACTCCATGCGCTTTTTCCAACCGCAAGCGAGGAGCACGTCGAGCAGGCTGGCAAGGACATCAGCAAGGTGCTCTATAGCCTGGGCTACAGGGAGGTGCAGGATGGCTAGATCGGCCGGCACGTTTCGCCGAAAGAACGCCAGCGACCCGTGGCTCGTGACCACGCTCGACGGTGGCGTCACACGCATCGACTTCGCCAGCCGGCTGTGGGTGCTGCTGAGCAGCGACTGGCACTGGGACTCAGTGAAGTGCGACCGGGACAAGCTCTCTGCTGATCTCCGCAAGGCCAAGGAGATCAACGCCGCCGTTCTGTCCATCGGCGATCACTTTGACGCCATGGGCGGGAAGTACGATCCACGCAGCAACGGCAAGTGGGACGTGCGGCCTGAGTTCCAACGGGGCAACTACTACGACGATATCGTCACGCAGTGTGCCGAGTGGCTAGAGCCATACCGTGAGCAGATGGCCCTGATCACGCCGGGCAACCACGAGACGGCGGTGAGAAAGCGAATGGAAACGTGCCTGACCACGCGGCTCGTCGAGCAACTGCGAACACGCGGCAGCAAGTGCAGGCACGCTGGCTACTCGGGCTGGGTGCTGTTCCGAGCCAAGGTCGGCAAGACGAGTTCCGCACTGTACCGACTCTGGTACCATCACGGATATGGAGGCGGCGGTCCGATAACACGCGGAGTTATCGATTACTCCCGCTACCTCGTGGACGTTGATGCCGACTGCATCCATGCCGGTCACGTTCACCAGCGGACGCTGATCGAGGCCAGCCGTCAGCGGCTGTCGCCCAACGGCATCCCACGCATTCGGCCGATGCACCTCGTGCGGAGTGCCGCCTACAAGCAGGAGTGTCTGACCGACGGCTGGGCCGTCGAGAAGGGGATGTCGGCTCGCCCGCTGGGCGGCTGGTGGATGCTCTTGCGGTGGAGTGTAGACCATACCGAGTTGCGAGCATCCTTCCACGACTCCCCGAGAGACGACAATGACGACGACGTTTGAGGCCGCCAACGAACAACTCCGCAAGGCCATCGAGAAGCGGCGAGAGATGCAGGCCGCAGGGCGACCGAGCGACGAGTGGTACGGCTCGTCGCGACCGACGACAGAACCGGCGGCACCTGTCGCCGAAGCAGAGGAATCGCAACACGACGAGTGCGGCATGGTGGCCGACGAGCCGTACATCGAGCACCTGCTGCAGCAGCAGCGTCTCAAGGGCGACGGCATCAAGCACGAGCAGCGGCCCGGCTCGCTGCCGTTTCTCGACCTGCTCGAAGAGCTCCGCACGCTGCATCTCAGCAAGAGCCAAGACTACGGCAGCGAGTCTGACCCGCTGGCCAACATCCGCCAAGGGGCCGAGTTCGTCGGCATCGAGGCGTGGCGTGGCTGCATGGTGCGGGTGGCCGACAAGGTGCAGCGGCTGAAGACGTACTGCCGCACCGGGCGGCTCGTCCACGAGGGCGTGCGGGACACGCTGCTGGATCTCGCTGCGTATAGCCTGCTGGCTATCGTGCTTTTCGACGAGGGCAAGGATGGCTGAGCCACTCACCGACGCCTACCTGCAGCAGTGCGAGTGGGACGCCCGCAAGTTCTCTGGCTGCTGGGACCAGGGCACAAGCGGCGTTCTCGCGGCGCACGTCATGCGGTTGCTCAAGGAGCTCAGCCGGCTTAAGGGCGAGGCGGCGGTGCAGCGGGCCAGGGCGGAAGAAAGACGTAGCACAGTTTCTTACTGAGCCGGGCCGGGCTTGAGCGGCTGGGGTTTTCTCCCTTTCCCTCAGCCGCTCGCCCGTGCCGGATCAGTTAGGCGTCTCACTTTCCATCCTGCTAGCGCAACGGGAATCGAGTATTTCTGATTCCCTAAAACGACACGCAGCGTCTCGGCGTCGATCCACAACGAGGCGTCATGGCCGTAGAGCGGAGGTCCGGCAATGAGCGGCACAGCCGTCGCTGGCTGCGGCAGCACTGCCACAGCAGCAGCTGAAAACGATGCGACTATTGCTTGGCGTCGATTCAGCATGGCTTAGCCTCCGGCGGTTCTGGCAGCGGCATCCAGTGTGTTGGCGGCTTGAGCTCTCTTCCTGAGCCGTCGCCATCTTCCCACCTCTGGCCCGTGTACCACACGAGCAAGATTGCTGGCGGAAAATCTGCGTAGTATTC